GCTCTTTCGCATTTCCTCAATATTAGCACCTCTTTGAGGATCTATGGGCTGACGCATCAATTGTTGTATGACCTCTGCCCATACTATAACGTCATCACCAACAGACATCTTCTTGAGAGCTATACGTTTCACCACACTCCTACCAATCGATTGATAAAGCTCATGTCTATGGCGTCCAAACTACTATCCAAGCCGAACACGGCACTCTTTAGAAGACCCTCAAGATCAGCTTCCATATTATATGGCTCTGCCTTGAGATCTACACCTGCCAACCATGCTTGATAATGTCCGACGTTCTCCTTAATGATAACAAACTGCCGCAGCAAAGTACCCACATTGACGTTCACCTCATCAGCTGTCAATGGGTTCATACCTACTCGCACAGGAACAGGAGGCATTGTCATTATCAAAACTCCTTAGCTGGGATAGCTCGGTGTCGATACCCAGGTAACCACGACGGTACCACTATAGCTTACACCCGCCCGACCATAAAACTGGATGCTGCTATTGACCTGACCACACCAACCGCCACCAATACCACCAGCAAAATCAGATTGTGACGTATTGACATCCACGCGCAATGCCCCGTCTGTGTAGATGCGGAAACCAGTGCTGTAATACCCACCAACAGTCCCTGAAATATGAAAGACACCTGGCTTGACCGAGAGATAAGAACCTTGATTGCCGAGATAGGTACCGTCCGCTGCACCGCTGATCGTCGCCACATTCCACGCCTGATTGGTTACGAGTGACAGCGTAAAGCTCTGGGATTTCAGAGTAGGAGGTAACCCCAGCGTAGATCGTGGATACCAGCGGAGATAGTTGTCTCCGTTCTGGCCCGCGACATACGCTGGCGCACCTCCTTGAATATCAGCTGTCAGGTTGATGTAGTTGCCTGTGATGTAGCCACTGCCATCTCGGCGCACGAGCTGATTGCCGCCTGCACCAACATCACCATTGTGCAGCAGCCGTTGACCCAACGGATAGTGAGCTGGTCCATTGGCGTCAGGGAAATAGACCCCCACACCCTGGACCGAGTTGTACAGACCGAGTGTACTGGAACTGATGCGGATCCAATCACCAGAAACACCGAGCGTCCCCGTGTTGACCCCACCAGCACTCAGTGTACCACTCATGGACAACGCAGTAACGCCACTAAGTGCGCCCCCGACACTTACTGCACCCGTCGCGCTGAGCGTCATTAAACCAATCAGAGCAGTAGCAGGGTTCGCACCAGCGGCAACCGTGTACATATTGATGCCGCCCGCGCTTGTGACCACAATTGATGCTGGTGCTGCCGTGTCATAACGCATCCAATTGGTACCATCCCAGTACAGGTTCCCAGTGATGTGTGTACCTGACTTAGAATGGAGCATGAGATACTGTGTGGGAGCTTCGATGGCCAGACTGCCCGCACCTTGTGGTCTCAAGAAAGGACCACTGGCACCACCGACTAACAGCTTGCCGTCAGTCGCAATGCGATATCGCTCAGCAGCACCTGCGTTGAAGATCAACGGCACACCGCTAGCCGCGTCGATACGCTGGCCTACCGTCAGTACCTGATTGATCGTGGCATTGTTGACAATTAGTGGATCGTCAGCACCAAGAGGTTTCTCAAGGCCAGCAGGCGTAAGACTGTAAAACTTACCGTCGGACTTAGGGTACAGTCGCATTGTACCAGCAGATGGATTACTAGGTGTAGTAATCATCGTCTGCTGGATAGAATCAGTAACCACCAAAGGCATAGCTAGCTTCGGCCCAGTGACCGAAGCGTCTTTGATTTCGGTGGTTAAGATTCTAGTTCTTGTCATGCCCTTGGAGTACTCACAATATGCTCGTTATCGGCACTAAGATAGGCAGGAACGTAGCGCATCAAATTATCATATTCAACCATATCCAATACCACGATATCTACATCTTCACCTACACCACCTTGAGGCAACATACCAACTATCAATCCAGAAGTTGGTTGGTAGACTACCTCGAAAGTTGGTGTAGTATCTTCCATGGTTGCCGCTACCAACCTTGTCTCAGCGTCATCTTGCTGCCAGCGACCCATACCATCCATACGATTGACCTGAAGACGGACATGCGATTCGGCTACTGCATCAGTTCGGCCAACCTCAACAGAACCACATGGGCAACCTTCTCTTTCAACTTTCTTGACAAACATCTGTTGCCCCATTATAGCATCTGCGCCACCACCCACAGGCCAGGTAGAAGTAGCGCCACAGCCGTCTGGACACGGTAAGTTGATGAACTGGTGGTTGTCAGTACCGTCCATGTTCTTTGTCCATACTACGTCAGCAGCTAACACAGTACCAGAATGGCCCATCTCATCGAACACCACGTCAATAGAACCATCGGTATTGAACTTAACAGGTCGCACACTCATGGGTTTGCCTCCAGTGAAATCCAAGTACCTGTCGGGAACAGACCCGTCCACTGCCCTTGGGTGAGTCCGCTCGCCACCGTCCCGGTGAGAATCGCAATGTTCGTCGTTGCCGTTGACAATGTCAACGCAGTGCAAGGCAGGGAAGCGTTGTACGCGGCATTGATCAGACTCCAACTGCCCGACTGCGTAAACGTCGGCGTTATTGCCATCGGTGCCCGCATGGTCAAATACAAAAACGCATTCGTCGCTGCCGTCGCATGCCCTGGAGTAATTGCATACGCCGACTGAGCTGGTTCCCAACGCTGGTAGTATCGGAGACAGCGCGCCAAATCGTCGGCTGGGTGCATAGGCACAAAATCAGCAGGCACACTACCAATGACCAACATAGCATTGTCTAGGTAAGCAGTACAAGACGCAGCAAAGAAGATCCCTGGTTGGCAATATGTCGCTGTTACGTCCATCGTAACTGTTACGCTCAGCGTCTCATATTGACCACTACCAGAGTGGAATGTGCCATAGGTAAAGTGACTAGTCGACCCATAATAATTGTTGATACCCAATCGCACAGCATTTGCTGTCGATGTACGCACCCGTGCGGATAATGTAATCGTACGCCCATGCAGTTGATTCTCAGTTGTCAACTGAAGTTGTTGAAAAACATAACTCTGGCCAGCACCAGTACCAAGCGTGAAAGTACACACTGCACAGTACGCACTACCATTCACTAAATCAGCATTCGCGGAATCTCGACTTATAGATATAGCATCCGTACCAACCGGACTCCATACCCACATGTCCGAAGTTCGCACAGACGCAGTGAACGGGCCATTACCCCGCTGCCAGATCTCGAATCCTCCATTCGTCAGCAGGTTGACTCTGGCCGCATCACTTCCAAGCTCGATATTTGGTACCCGCTGACGAGTCATGGGTTGGCCTCAAATATAGTCGTCCCATTCCAGTACATATCTCCAGCGGCGGTAGAGACAGCTTGTAGTGACGCCCCGTGTGTATAGACAGTGATGATCTGTGTTGAGGTCACGTTGCCTGTGTTGTCTGTAGCACCGAAGGTTGCAGTAGGCGTAGTTGCTTTAAGAGTACCAAAGGATAATGGGCACCAACCACACTGTCCTGCTCCGACTGCTTGAATGCGAACTGCGCCGACAACCTTCTCGTAATACCGGAGACAACGCACCAGTACATCAGCCGGATGTAGCTGCACGTAGTCGGCAGCTACACTACCTACTACCAAAGTAGCATCGTTGATTTCCACAGTTGCAGAAGCCACATTACATTCAAGCATCGCCCAAACACCATTTACTGCGTTTGACGGCATCGTAAACGTGACTGTCAACGTCTCGCCACTGGTACCTACGTTATAACCACTGACAGCACTATTGGCGATTGTTTTATCTTGCAGTTTGAGTCTAGCGGTACCAATAACACTACTCTTGATACGCGCAGAGAAGGTGATTGTTTTCCCTGCTAGCTGCCCATTAGGATCTTCAATCGTCTGCGCGTATTGCAGCAATTGACTTGCTGCATGACCATAGACAACCTGTGCAGAAAATCCTGTAGATCCTGTGGTAGATGCAATACGAGTGATACTTACAGTCCCACCAGTCAGTGCAGCAACTTGCCACCGATCAGCAGTGAAACCTGTCGTAAACGGCCCATTGCCCCTCTGCCAGATCTCAAACCCACCATTGGTCAACAAGTTGTTTCTTGCGGTATCTGGCTTCAGGTCAGCGTTGTAGACCTGCTGCCTGGTCACGGATTGGCCTCGGCTACGAGAGTGCCGTTATTGGCCTGAACAAGTATTGCCTGACCTGCTGCATTCGGGGCTGTTGCAGCTGTGAACTGGACCGCACATGTCACGGTGTCAGACCACCCTGACGAGAAGGCAGTAATAGGATACCCAGCACTAGCAGTCGAATTCAGCATGTTGATCGTTGCGGTGTACGTAATGGTTGGCGAGACAGCCTTTCTCGTCTTCATTGGGAACGGTATATACATAGTTGTCGCCGACACCATAGACCCCAGGGCTAGTGCGCCTGCACTAGCGCCAAAGATGAACTCGTAGTAACGCTGGCAACGAGCCATGTCGTCAGCTGGCGGCAAAGGTGCATAGTCGGCTGGCACGCTGCCCACTACGATCATGGCGTTGTCGAAGTACAGCGTGTCGGTCTGCGAGAACAAGATCTGGAACAACACGTAGGTGTAGTCAGTCGGTACGACGAACGCAGAGCACGTGAGCGTCTGCCACGTATTGCCGCCAGGGTGGTAGGCCGAACCCACCGCCACGACCCCGGTACCCGTACCAGACAACAGCAGCCAGCAGTGGCCCGCCACTCCGGCACGTACTCGGACCGACGCGCTGACGGTCTTGCCGCCCAACTGATGCCCATCCGCCGCCATCAGTTGCTGGTAAATGTTCGAGCCACCCGTGACGCGCGTATAAGCAACCTGCATTGAGGTCCGCGAGCCACTGTCCACAGTTGCCGTGTTCTTAGTAACACTGACGGTGTCGGTGCCCGCTACACCCACAAAGTACCGATCGGCACAATACGCTGAGGTGAATGGTCCGTTACCGCGTTGCCAGATCTCAAAACCTCCATTGACCAATAGGTTGGCTCTAGCCGTATCGGCTGCGAGCTTGGTGTTAGTGATAGCCTGGTCGATCAATGCGCTGCCTGGCAGAGTACCAGTAGAAATCCCAGAGCCATTGATGGGCGGCGTCGGCGTGTACGAGGTCGAGGCGTAGTCAACGATCACCCGCTCCGTGCCGTCAAAAGCATCCGTGAAGGTGATCGTCGAGACGGCCAGGCTGTAATTGCCATCGGCCTGCGACTGCACCACGCCTGCTCTCGCGATCATCAGGATGCTTTGTGGCACCTGGCTAAGAACAACGGTAGTCGCACCATTGGCAGGCATGAACTCTTCATGAACACTGGAAGAGGGGCCAATAGGTCCAGTAGCGCCAACCACACCAAAGGCGTAGTGGACCGTCACCCGCTCGGCACCATTGAACGCGTCGGTGAACGTCAAGACGTTGCCCAGAACCGTCCAGTCACCCGCTGCTGTGGTCTGCACTAGACCGTTACGGGTGACCATCCAAATATCCTGTGGGCTGCGACTAAGAGTAATCGTCGTTGCACCATTAGCAGGCAGAAACTCTTCGGTATCAGCCGCTTGTGCGCCTGCACCCAGAACCGTCTCCTGGCCCGCCGAATTGAGCTTGTAATACTCACCGTCGCTCTTCGGGTAGATGCGCATCATGCCTGCTGGCGGATTGGCAGGCTTGGCGATAGTCGCCTGCTCAACGTAACTACCCAGATACAGATTGCGTGGCCTGGTCGTTCCACTGGCTCCGATATCGTGTGTGATATCTGGCGAGAACGTCAGCGGCTGCGTCAGTGGCATAGTGATGCCGCTCGGAGCGGGAGCTTGCCAGAGCGTATCATAGTTGGTCGAGCTATTTTTGGTTAGAATCTGGCCTGCCGTGCCACCAGCAGGTACTCCAATGCCTGTTGCTCCAGTAGGTCCAGTCGCACCTGTTGCACCTTGAGGACCAGTAGGTCCTATTGGTCCTGGTACGCCTTGTGTGCCCTGAGGTCCAGTAGGTCCTTGAGCACCTGTCGTGCCTTGTAGTCCTTGCGCTCCCTGAGGTCCTGTTGCGCCTGTTGGACCCGCTGGACCTATACTCCCTTGTGCACCTGTAGAGCCAGCAGGACCCGCTGGACCCTGTGGTCCAGTCGCACCAGCGGGTCCTGGAATACCAGCACCAGTCTGAGGTACCGCATACTCCACTATGAAGCGTGTGTTAGCTTCTGCTGGATCAGTAATAGTGATAACAGCGCCAGCTATGGTGTAGTCTCCACCAACTTCTGACTGGACAACACCATTACGCGCAACCATCAAGATGCGGTCTGGGGTCTGTGAAAGAGTTATAGTAGTTGCGGCCACACCAAGCAGGAACTCTTCATGTACCCCTGCACCACTGGTTCCAGGTAATCCCGTTGGGCCTAATGGACCCTGGACACCTGTAGGGCCTGTCGCACCTAATACACCCTGAGGTCCTTGTGGACCAGCAGCACCCGTCGGACCTATAGGACCAGTTGGTCCAGGTACAGTGCTGGCAGCACCAGGAGAGCCTGTTGGACCTTGTGTACCTGCGGGACCTTGTGCGCCTGTTGGACCAGTGGGTCCTGCAACACCTTGTGGCCCACGTGGACCCTCTGGACCTGCGGGGCCTTCTGGACCAATGGGTCCCTGTATACCTTCTGGTAGGATCTCATTACCATTGACCAGAACGTCATTACCATTGACGTTCGTAGTACCACCAACCAGATTGATAGTGACTTCACCAGTTACAGGATCCATCACTACTTCAAGACCAGCAAACTCTCCACCAGTGCGGTCGTTGTTCAAACCATACCGAGCACGGAACATTTCCTCGCGACTCAATCTGGTCTTGAACATGATGACCCAACGTCTCTTGGACAGCGGGGCCATTGCTACTGTGTCACCGCTGGTCAACATCATGTCTTCGGGGACAAGTAGATCGCCCTTCGCTTCTTCAAAGATCATTGGGCCACCCAGAGAACTCTCGCCATCCATAGCGACAGTTACTTCTGGTAAACTACTCAGTACCACACCAGTTCTGAGTACTAGCCCTGTGCCAGACAGTGCGTTGAGTTTGTCCTCGTTATCCGCAATATCGCGGAGTATATCGAGGAGTTTCTGCGGCCCGTCAATTGTACTCATAGCGTCAATGGAATCCTGTCAACTACCTTTTGTTTCCAAGCAGGCCATGATGCGCCAGGACACTCGGTAGCATAAGTATCCTTATGTCCATCGATACCAAGTTGCCTGCCTAGTTGCTTCTGGAGCCACCCAATGGATTGAGCCATCGCAGTAATCTGCTCTTCGCTTGGTGCAACATCTCCAGCATAACATATACCGACATTGGTAGTATTTCTATTGTATGCTGAGTTATGCCAGGTTGCTACATCAAGATCCCAAGCTAGAGTGGTCTTACCATTGAGTTCCACAAACAAAGTATACGCCAAACCAGGGAAGGGGACGCCAGCGCCAGTTTGTCCCCTGGCTGCTTCCGAAGTCTGGTAGGACGCAACTGCATACACCTCCACGGTAGGTGCCATAGCAGTGTAGTGCAGGGTTACTCCAGTGATGTCTGCCAGGCTTCGCTTAGCATATTCAGCTTCGTGGTTGGTGGGTAGCTTACCCCGCAAATCAGTAGGCAACCACGACGTCTGTGAGGTGTTACCGCCACTGGCTACAAGCGCAGCCACTTCGGCCTTCTTGGCATCAAATGCAGACTGAGGTGTCCCAGCACCAGCACCATTCCAGTTAGGATACACATGCCACTGCTTGAAACCATTGGGATTGCCACCAGCTCCAGAGAAGATACCAAACGCAGCTCTAGCATTTGCAGGTGGATTCTTCAAGATATCTGGGCCACCATAGACAGGCCAGTGTACCGCGTTGATCTGCCACAGCCCAACGTCGTTCGTAGCATTGGGTAAAGACATATCACAATTACCACACTCGTATAGACTGATCGTAGTCATGGTAATCGCTTCGTCACCAGGCTTGAACCCTGCTGCTACAGCCAGCGCATAGCGGTCTGGAATACTAACTGATCCAGACATAGTTGTCCACTCGCGGCCGCTCGGGGTGCCAGGCGCAGGCGCTAACCCACCAAAGAAGACATCAGTCTTATCCTTCTTCTGTGGTCGGGCTGCATATTCCTCTGGCAGAGCATCTTCAATGTTCACCGTAAGAGACATCGAAGCTTCTTCATCCGACACCACGTGACTACCAGACTTCACATAGTATACACCAACCATCCCTGTGATATCATCGCGAATATGTACTGGGTCACCAGGGAGTATGGTGTTGACGTTGAAGGTAGTAATAGTGCCAGTGTTCTCAAACTTGACCAGCTTATCGTACAGCTTCTTAGCCTGCTGCTCAGCATTGGCAGCATCATTACCAAGATCCAACGCCTGCTCACCAGGCATGTGTAGGTCCACAGACTCAACAAACATGCCGTATCTAACAATCTCTGGGTCAGTACCAGCTTCTACCGTAAGCTGTGGCGGAATCTGAAACACAAGTGTTGGATCAGTGCCACCAGCAGTGGTACCTTCAAAGAACGCACTACTATCACCATTCGATGAAGAAGGACCTTTGTAGACCCTTACAACGTTAGCGTAGTTCTCCATGCTAAAGTTGTTCTGCGAGGAGAAAATATTGCCAGGGTTATTAGTCCAGGACTCTGGTCCAGGAATAAACCTGCCACGATGGAACTCCCACACAGCAGCAGGAGAAGTACGCGCAACTAGGTCTATAGCACCATTTCTTTCCTGCAACAGAAAACGAGCATCTGGATTGATATCTCTTGTATAGGATAGTGTAGATACCCACATATCCCACAGAGTGCGATTCATAAACGCCTCGCGCTCAAGAACCACACCAGTGTCTTGTAGCCTTCCCTGCGGATGTGCATCGTCAGTACCCCACAACGGGATACCAAAGTAAGCAGCAGTTCTGGTGATGAACTGAGTAGCAGTTTCGTTGCTCAGCATAATGGTGTCTTTGTTCCGCATCAAGAACCACATCACATTATAGCCTGTGGCCCGCAGCGTACCACCATTCTCGCTACTCATGGAAGTAGACGATATGTAGACTCTCTTGAGTAGCTCCCAATAGATCTCAAAGCCAGTTGCTAGCGGACGTACAGCCCACCCATATATCTTGATTCTATCACCAGGCTTGACCCTTTGAGAGATGTTCATCGTGTGAACAAAGTTTATCTGATAGTGTTCCGCAGGCTGGTCCAGGTCGTAATCCCATTGGATAGAAGACACCAACTGCGACAAGTCCTGGCTAATGCCAAACTCTGCATCCACCACCACGACCTTGTACTGCTCTATCTTAAGGTCGCGTATGTTAGGTGTGGAGCTATCAATTAGCGGCATTAGCGCCTGATCCCACCCTGCTCTGGTATATTTTGCGGTGTATTGGCAGGTACACCAGGAGCTGGCGGACCTATCAGGCGACCTCGCCGCAACAACTCACTAGGATCATAGGTTTGGAACGCTCGCTTAGGTTCTGCCAACGCCTCATCAATCGACCTAAGGAACTCTCCAGCACCTGCGTCTGTAATGATGGTTGGTTTGGCCGCCGAAACTGGATTATCCTTCAGGTAATTGACACCAGCACCAACAGGCAATTGGGTAGTGTATGGATTGTAGTTGTTATCTATAACCCACGGATTCAGCTCCAGCATTTTCTCCATAGTATTAGGTCCTACTTTGGAGAATCTGGCTACCACCTGCTGGAATGTTTCACTCCAAGCTGGCGTTGGACCGCCTGGTTGTCTAATATCTTTAGCAGGCTGCCCCAAGACCTTACCATCTGTTTCTAAACTAACCAGAGATCCTCTAGTACCAGGGGCAGGAGGACCAATAAGTGTACCAGGAGCTTCGTCTGGAACAACATCGACCGCTCCCTCGTTTAGATCCGTTGGAATTTGTCCCAATGGTGCCAAATCAGCAGACGGCCTTACAGGTGCTCTCGGATCCTTAGCAGATCGTCGATCCCAAAGAGCATCTGGGTTGGGATTAGTGGATACAACTGGTGCGCGGTACCTTTTGAGCGAGATAGTGTAATAGATGTCGAAGACTTCACCAGCTTTGTGTCTGTAGTTGAAATTGGTGATAACTACCTGATCATTCCAAATACCACCACCAACGATGAGCATACAGTTCATCTTGAACCGCATGGTCCAGATAAGCCGCGCAGTTACAGACCTAGGATCTTCCAAATCCAGTGGCGATATGCTACAGTAATCTGCATCGTAGTGGGATGGAAAGAAGCTATCCCAACTGATAGTCTCCATTGACTGTCCGCCAGGCATAATGATCTCCCCAAGACCAATTACCCTTGGCGTCCAATACTCGTGTGTGAAGTCAGCCCCAAACTCCTCGGGCATTACGGGAAACTTGATGTCTCCACCGTATGCACCGAGGAGAGTGATATCAATATAGTTACGCTGCTCGAATTCCCCTAGAGTCAGCTCACCATCATCTTCGTAACACGGTGTCCACTCGTGCTTGGGTATTATCTCTATACCACTAGAGGGTTTTCTAACAGATGTGAATATATTGGTGCCACTGTTGGTACCACCACCCTGAGTACCATTCTTGAGCCACGGTGTATATGGTCCTACTGGTGGTTCTTTGTCGCTAAGCCCCCAGACATCTGAATCGGTACCAAGCCCTGAGACTCTCATGGTACCTTCAGGCCACTTGGGACCAAACTTCGGCCCTACTGTGTCAAACGTATCGAACTCTACATCGCCCTGCCAATACGTCTTCTTTCGGATGATTAACCCTACAGAACCAGGGTAATTCTCTGGATCTTGAGCATTGGGGTCAAAGTACTCTTCTTCGCCTACCTGTACAGCATCGTAACCTTGCCCTGTCTCTGGGTTCATTGTCATGGTGTAACCACCCCATTCTGTCCAACCACAGAACCACCTGTAGACAGTTGTCTTAAGATCTCTGCCATTTGCCCCATTAGCGACCTGATGTCTGTAGTACCGTCCATATGCTCAACATTCATCATGTTTTGGATATTGACCGTTACCGTACCACCCGCACCGCCTGGTCCTGTTCCAGTGCCCGCAGTGTTAGGAATGTTAGCGATATCTGCTTCAGTTATGTTTCCGCCACCTGTACCAGTACGCCCCAGACCATAGACAGCACCCATCTTTGGACCAAGTGCCATCATCTCCTCTGGCGTCATCCACTCCTTGCCACCTTGGAGATTGGTACCAGACGAACCTACATTGAAGCGGTTATTGGATGGGTCATAACCACCAATCTGGAAGAAGTGACCAGGGAATCTACCTTGAGGTCCAATATTAACGATACCAGGAACACCAACCTTAGCGTTCTCGGCCAGCCTACCCCAGTCAATATTGGAACCCTCGTATACTTCGCTAGTTACACCCATCCTGGTCAAAGCAGCACCGAGAGTGGCTACGCCTCTGGTACCACCTACATCCTTAGGATCACCACCCTGAATCTGAGAAACAATTGAGTACGCTTCCTTCAGTGTTGGGTTACGACCATACGCTTTGGCAAAGAACGTCGCTGCCGCAGGTCCACATGCCGCTTGAGCTTGCGCTGCGGTGAGTTGCGTCGTATCCATCTGGTTGACGAAACTACTCTGCAGACCTCTTCCAGTTACCTGAGGAGTGCTAGCCGATGTTCTCGCAGCCCCAAGAAGTGTACTGCCTCCACCGCGTATCAAGGTGTTCAAGATACCTTGCAGCAATGGGATGGCAAGACTGTTGTCAATACCCGTTGCGAAGACTTCTGCCGCAGCCACTCTCTCGGGTGCATCTGCTTCAGCTAATCCACCCCTACCAGTGCTAGGATGCAAGAGATCGTACAGACCACCGCCAGCAGCTTGTCCAAGACCACCACCAAAGACACCGCCAGCCGCACCAGCAATGAAACCACCGATGCCACCAATGGGAGCACCAAGCGCACCACCAAGAGCGGCACCGCCAATACCACCAATAGCTCCCCCTATAGTGCTCCATTTTTCTCTTTCGCTATCAGCACTCAAAATAGCAGGTATAGTAAGAGCAGCAGACAATAGAGCATTGCCCCCGACTGCTCTACCACCCCGTAAGACTCCTCCGATTCCAGGCCATGCTGGACCACTCGTTGGAACCATCCCAGGAATAGTCATGGTATTAGCTCTACGGTTGGCTGCAAGAATGCTGATCGCTTGCATTAGACCGCCTGGGCTTCTAATGCCGCTAATAGACCCTATTCTCCTGCCAGGACCACGAGCATCAGTAGTACCAGCATTGAATAAAGCACGAGATCCACGTTGTAACGCTGCCATACCCCCCGCAGCAATCAGACCAGTGCCAACCACACCCATCAATGCACTTGGGATACCACCTGCATAACCTTCCATAGCAGCTGGTCCCAATTCAAGAGCTGAAGCACCTGCGACTGCAAGGGTACGACTCGCAGCAGCAGGTAATGCGCTTTTAGTCATGTAGCGGATAGCAATCATTTCAGCCACCGCTTTGACCATGGAACTCCTCAACATGTTGCCAAGCATTTCTGGAAGCGTCTGTCCAATCCCCGATACAAACGCTGCTGAGAAGGCTGTGGCTGCTTCAACCAGAACGTTGTCCTTACCACCAGCAAAGAAACCAGTTACAGCTTGCCCAATAAACGTTCCGATGTCTCTACCAACCGTTGTAAGCTGTTCTCGCCCACCAGCTCGGAACCAGTTGCCAAAAGATGTCAGGAACGTAGTGCCCATCATCCGTATCTTAGACAAGAAATCGGAATTCTGGAAATCTGCATTTTGAATCAGATTAGACATCATGTTGGTAATCGGATCAATACCACCAATTAGTGGTTGTTCAATCGATTCAAACAAAGATGTCTTTAAGGCAGTAGCCCCTGCACCAAATCTTTGTTGTGCGTCCAAGAAACTCTTAGATCTCTGGGTCAAACCACGTTCTACAGCCCCAGGCGCACTTGCATTAAACTCATTCTGTACTCTAGCCAAACCCTCGGCAGTAATGAGCTGGAAACCACGAACAGCACGCATGTCTTCAAAGTACGCCTGCAAGAGCTGACTTTGTCCAGTCACGCGCAAAGCTTCTTCGGGGGCTGTGCTACCCTGACGACGTTGATTAGCTACGTAAGCATCAACCATCTTGCCGCGTAGATCAAAGACGTTACGCATCTGAGTCAGAATAGCAATAGGCCCTTGATCTAGCAGTTTCTCAGGTGCGAGACTTAGTCTATCATCAAGGCCCTGTGCTTTTCTAACTTTTTCCCAACCCTCTACCAGATCCTTCTGTTTGCCAGTCATCTGAGAAATATTCTTGTAGATGTTGGCGAAAGACGTGGCTGCTTGCTCTGCTGGCATAACCTGAGTCATGGCCGCGAATGCAGCGAAAGACTCATTCATGACATTCATCTTGTCGCCAGCCTCAGTATACCGCTGGATCATAGGACCCATCGCAGCTGTGACACGAGGCAGCGTACTTTCCAGCTCAGTAAGTGTTACTGTACCGACGTCTGTAATAGCAAACAGCTTGTCAGACACTTCGGCCGCATGCTCGATCGTCAAACCATAGGTAGCCATGGATTGGATCAAACTGGTTGTAGCATTCTTAGCGTCTGTGCCAGTAGAGCGAGCCAGGCGTGAAGCTTGATTAGCCAGCTCAAGAGCTACGCTAGCATCATAAGCCGCCTTACCCAACTGTTCCATCTTTTGAACATTAGGCGTAATGGCAGATACGCTAGATGCCGCAGTCTGGAGCAGTTCTCTCATCGATTCAGTGGCTACGCCATTGCGGATAGACATCTGTTGGACCTGCACGTTGAAGCTCTTGAACTGCTCTTCAGTAAGGTTCAAAAGACCGTTCGAAACGCGCATCTGGTCCTGCCACGCAGCACCCACTTTAACAAAGTCGCCAAAGGACTCGATTACCCTCTGTGGAAACTGCACAATGGGCAACATAACAGAGAATAAGAGCATCGACTTGGTCAGCGACAGGATGTTGTCCGTCATGCCGCGTGTAGATCTTGTGTGTCTGTCAATGCGATCCCTACCCCGATCGATAGCATTGACAAAGCCCATAAAGCTGCCAGTAGCAGTGCGTAGACCCGTGCCCAGAGTATTGAACGCGGCTGCTGTAGCAGTAGTCGATGTAGTGACCCTGCCTAGAGTGCGAATAGTAGAGTTGGCAGCGTTCTCTACCTTATTGTAGGCTGTGGCAAGACGGTCGACATTACGCTGCCCATTGATGACAACGTCAATCGCAGCAACGACTCGTCTTACCGCCATTAGCCTAGACCTTTCGCAGTCCGCACTTTAGCCAGCATCGACTTGATATTCTTGGCAGTTCCGCCTGCGCCACCTTTGAACTTGCCGCCAGTGATTATAGACGCGTACACGAGCGCCCTCTCACCACGCGGCAAGTTGTATACCTCGTTGGGAAATCTGCCTGTTTCAATGAAGACTCTCGCTAACAAATTGGTCTCTGGATGAGACTCAATCAGAGCTTTTGGCAACCTCCACTAGATCCTCATGGAAACCGCTCAGTTCCAGTATAGCATTTGACACGTAGAGCATGAGACCAGGCTGATTCTTGTAGATCTCCAATACCAGGCGGTCTTCCTGCGTCTGGCGCATACCGTATTTCCGCATAATCTTGGAGTCTCTGTGGTTAGGGCTTTTTACCCCATAGGCCACCACCAATGCCTGGAACTTTTGGCCGTCCATTTGCTTCTGGAGGCTCCCAGAGCCAGTGTTTTTTACCACCCTGCTAGCCCGTTCGATGAGCTGAGAATGTTCTGGCCCTGTGAGATTGGTAATGACCCACTTGGACTTGAACCCGTACTGGCTCATGTCCAACTCGTCGTTGAACTTCTTTTCCGAGTCGTAAGCAAGGAGCTCCTCCAGAGGATCTACTGCCTCGCCTTGGTATTGCTCAGCAGCTTCCTCTGGAGTAAGCTCCACAACTGCGTCGGATCTCTGTGTGGAAGAAACCCGACGCATAGGTGTGCGAATGCCTGATGGCTGTACCTCGCCATTGGCTTCTACACTAGTTCCCGTAGTGACGTTTGATGTCGTCATGCCCGCTATTACCTCTTAGCCGCAGTTATCCTGGCCTTCGGATTCCCACTCTTGCAGGTCACCGTCGATGCAGGACAACAGGTTGTGATTGATGAATGTGAAAGGAATCGCTTCCTCAACCAGCTCGTCTACCTGGAAGCCAAGAGGGATCTCCCAGAACTTGACTCCAAGCAACTCGACGACCTCAGCACCAAACGCCTCTGGATCGTCCAGCTCGTATCTGATCAAGGACGGTACCTGCCGAGAGCGGCTGTGTCGCTGGTAGGCACCAATCATACGCATGAAATGGCTCGTGACTTTGAAGCCCGTGATGGTGCCATCACCAGCCGTGCCAGTCGCCTTGTAACCTGTTTGACGTGCGCCAGCTAGACGCACCTCACGACGGTTGATCGTAATACGACCCTCAACGCGCTGCACTTGGGTCTGCCACACACCATCAAGGAACAGTTCGCCGTAGGAGCCATTGATAGTACGATCTGGATTCAGTGCCATGTTATGTCCCAACCTTTACGGTCATGAGGATAACGTCGATGGTGTCAACGACAGTTATCACCATGTCTAGGTACAAGCGTTCGCCTTCCGACTCCGCTCTCTCACTGAGACCAACGGTGTAGTTGTTGCGGATGGCACGTTGCCCTGCCATCACTCGCAGAAAGTCGCGCACCACACCAATAATGGCCTGCTGACCATCCGTGTCGTTGGGGACTTTCCCAATATAGTTTGTCCGTGCAGCCAACTCGATCGCAGCTGCAATAGCATCGCAAGTGTTGACGATCGATACCTTCTTGAACCCCTGAGGAATGGGGTTCCCGTCCATTGCCAGACCAGGTGTCACCAAGGTAGTCACGCCCTTGACAACATGGTAGCTCTGGCCCGCCTTACCAAGAACAGTCACACCGTTCTTGATGAGTAGATCGATCGTGCTACCTTTAGACTTCGCTTCGAGAGAAAGCACCTCCTGTACTGGATAATATGTCATCCCCTGGCCCAACGGCAAAGAAGCTCTGATGCCAGCAATCTGGGCAGCAAAGGCAGAGCCACGTTTGGTCAGGAGATTGCCAGCAGAGTCAACCTGCTGCACGCCTGGGAATACGTACTGCACACCTTCCTGATTGATACCAGCCGCAGTCGCCTCTGCCGTAGCAGCGGTTTCTGCCAAGCCGCTACCCAGAATCATAGCGCAGCGATATCCTTCGTTACGAAGATCTTTGAACCATGTGGAAAACGTGGCTTCGATACCAGCCAGATCGGAGTTCTTAACGTCTGCAGTGAAGACGTCCCACTCATCTGCTTCCAGGGCAATGGTAGCCAACAGGTTGACGTAGTCCTGCATAACAGGAGCCGAACCGTTGCTACCTCCACCTAGTGTCAATGAAGCAGTCGCTGGTGTACTGTTACCTTCAGCCAGGAGTGAAGCTGTGACCCAGTAGTTGCCAGTGTCCGCGTTGACGAGATCCACCAAGTTCTTCATGTGTCCTACCGCGCCGCGAGGTACACTGCTGGTCCAAACAGCCATCAGTGTAGCACCGACTGTGAATAGGATGTCTGACTTGGTAGCATCACCAGGATTGACTCTTGTCTGGATCAGGAATGAGTTGCCGTAGGTACCAGCATTCTTTGCATCAAACTTGATCGAATTGACTGGCACGCCAGTCGTGTCTTGAAGTGTAATCGTCGCTTTCACAGAGCTGGCACCAAGGATACGGTACATCCTCAGTTCCCGCGCACCACCCAGGAACGCTTGGCGACCTGCGTAATAGGCGTTGTCGGGAGCCGTTTCGCTGGCAGTGTAATAGTTGACGAGATCCGAAAAGCTGTCAACTACCTGCGCTGCGTTAGCATTACCCCACTGACTCCGGACGATCATTGCAACTCTGCCTCGGACTCCTGTGGTAACTGCTGCAAGAGCGTCCGAGATAAAGTTGATGTATAGACCTGGACGAGTCGGGGGTGCAGCTGGAGACCATGGACCACCTGGCATTTATTGGACCTCCTCGAACTGCTTGTCTGATGCCGCCATCATGCTATCGATAGCCGCTTGCACTTGACCCGGAGTATGCTTCTGATTTGGGTCCAACTGCCCTGAAGCAAACACCGCGTCTACAACCCAGGCTGGTTGCTGATACATCATCATGGAATAGGTGTGATGATCTGCTGCACTATATTCCGTACTGGCAATCTCAGTTTGCTTCGCAGTTTTTTCGGCATCTTTCTCAGTTTGTGTAGGTGGAGCCACATCTTCTCCGCTATCCACTGGTTCTTCTGGTGTCACAGGCGGTTGTTCTGTCATCTAATCAACTCCAACCGTGATAGTAAACCTGTCGGAAACGTTGAGTGTCGTATCAATATCCACGCGCTCGATAGTCGGTAATTGTACGCGATCATGCTCCTGTTCCACAGTGGTTTGTAGGCTGATATTACCTGTAAACACACCATTCTTTATATCGTCTTCCCGACTGCTGGACGCCCATCCTGTGACACGTAGATTTTGCCACCTGACCCTAACTGTAGCACCTGGCTCCAGTGGGGCAGCACCAGTGCCAAGTAGATCTTTTATCACAATCTGTGGATACAGTAATCCTTGCCTGTAAGGCAGATCTACTACACCCTCCAAGCTACCGTTCACGTAGATTTTGAATTGCTTGAAGAGAGGTGAGCTGTATGGCACACGCGGGATACGCACCCTGATAGCATTGTCCACCACTACCACTTCTTGAGCAACACTGGCAGCGCTTTCATTGTCACAGGCATCAACAGCACCGACGCGCACTTGATACGTGGCAGATGCGACATTACCATCAGCAACCTGTATAGAAGACACTACAACAGGAGGATACTGCCACTCAAACCGCCAGGCTGGTATGAGATTGACTAACCTAAATCTTGCTCCTCCTTGCTTGATAGATTTCTCAAACGTGTTTATACTGTCCATCACGTCTACGCGCGTGAGACCATAGTAGTCGATCGTCCAATCAACCACCTGCCTGTACCGACGTGAGGTTAGCTGCTCATCACGATGCGCCAGGTAACTTACCCGCCAGCTAGGTCGCACCAAGATGTCAGGGCGTTGCTCCAACACCCTCATTTTGCTGCCAGTGGGGTATAGTTCCCAGATAGCATGTTTCACTGAGTGAAACTGCTCCTCGAGATCCATAGTTACTGATGACCTAACCACGACGACGCCTGTTTACCCGCCTTCTACCTGTCTGCCCCTCTAAAGCAGCCTGGATAGTACCAGTAACGATGTCTTCTACCTGGCCTTCTGTTGTAGCAATACCTTCTTCCATGAAATGCACACCTTCCCAATGTGCTTCCACTACTGGCGCGTTGCGATTACCATACGGATGAATCCACATGGTACCACCATCGTTAGCCAGACCAGCATACGGCAAGAACGTCCCAACCTCTGCCGTCCAGACGTTACCTTTTACACGTCTGGTCTCGGAGATTGCCCCCATGAAGACGGACTTCTCTTCACCAATGTCACGACCTTCTTCTATGCTAGGACTACCAGCAACACCGTTCTCTACCGCCCATTGCTCGTGCTTGACTTGTATCGGGACCATCCCAACTGGATCAATGTTGCCACGCATCGCTTCTGGGGTATATATACCCCACGCCGCCAACAACCTGCCCAGAGAGAACTCAAATGCTTCCCCAGATCTCTCATCGCGCGGTCGCCAAGCACCAGATGGCATGTGCCGCCTGATAGCCGCTTTGGTGTTGAAGGTAAGGGCATCTGCAAGCGCCATAGCAGATTCTTGCGACACTACTAGAAGTCTGGCATTCAAAGCTGCCATATCCTCAATGGCACCTTGGAAATCATTAACCTTATCCCGAGCATAAGTTACTCCAGTACGACCTGGTCTGCCGCGTTGGGTAAACGTCTGCCCAGAACTCTGGTATAACGAAAGAGGACTTACCATCAGCGGTTTATCCCAGCCTGAACATTGACTTCATAGTGGTGCAGATTGAACATATCGTCCGCCTCGTCTATGTACAGGATGTCGTAACGCATGCCGTTTTCGACTATCCAGTTGTTCTCGTTGAAATTCTCAGGGTATTGCAGCCTGGAATCCTGTATAAAGATAACAGCACGCTTGGAACCCTGCGCCCCACCAGACACAGTTCCTTCTGCACTGCGGCGATACAAGATGCTGTCTACCCTACACGCGACACCTGAGTACACGATAGTCTCAACATCAACAGAGTCTTCTGCCTCTGGATCAGAAGGTATCATACCCCAGATGTCGCATATTCGGTTTAGCAGCGCTGCAATGGGCATTAGTCGTGCCCCTGGATGCGTAGTGGCCCTGGGAGAAGCACACCGCGCAGTAATTCAAGGTCGGTAAAATCGTGCCAGGGTCTAACCTCTACACCAACATACTGCGGAGTAAGAGGATACCCTGCTATCGGTGCTAGCTCTGGGAAAACGTGTGTTGTCTTCATATGGACTGTCGAGCTTGTTCCACAGGTATAGTACCCCAGAATGGCAATAGGCTCTGCACCAAAGGCATAAGGATTGTTGGGGTCAACGGTCGTGGTAGTAGTACCTGGATCCGCCATCGTGTATTGGTACGACCCAATTCTCTCGGACTTCATACCGCTGACGTTACGTATCCTGGTACTGGCATCTGTTGTGATATATAGCTGCTCCACTACCATCAAGCCAGCGATTCTTGACATCGTAGCCCAATTAGGTTTTTCTTCAGTGCAGAATCCACCATACTGCTGAGACCAACTCATGATCAATGCCTCAGCACGCCAGATGTAGTTCCACAGCTTGGTATCGTTCATAGCTGCCAACCCAGGAAAGTCCGTGTTGGCCCTAATGTAATCGGGTGTCAGAATACCTAGAGGCCCATTAGCAGGTATGCCCTTGAATGGTATAGACTTATCACTCTCAATAAAAGGATCCGTCGTGCTGTAGTAACTGGCAGAATACCAATGAACGTCATCTCCAGTATCGTCCAAGTATTCATAGTCTATCTTGCCAGCCACTAGCTGCACAGTGCCTATTGGTGGATCGGCAAATGGTGCATCCTGAGCATCATCGCGGTAGACCCTGATCAGGTCGTATTGGGTTATCACCTCATTAACGTTGGATACACGTATGCCCAGGATAATCATATTTCTGCACTCTCCACGATATTTGGTACCATCGCGCCTTTGGCATACATATAAGGTACCAATTGATCTGCTCTGTAGATGACTGGTACAATATTATCGCTCGAAACGATGTCTGGGCCAGGACTTGTAGTAGTAACAGTTCGCAGTCTACTTATCGTTCCACTTGCTGTCGCCTTACCAATAGCTGTCGCTTTGATACCACGACTAACTATCAGTTGTACGCTTACACTGGTTCTACCAGTCGCTGTAGCAATTAATCTAACACCTCGACTGGTAGTGCCAACAGCACTGGAAGAACCAGCAGATGACGCAATGAGGACACGTTTGCGTCCAACTATTGCACTAGCTGATGTAAGACCAGCTGATACAGCAACAAGGACGCGTCGGCGTCCAACCACTGCACTAGCCGATGCTACACCGCTAGCAGTGCCATACAGAGCTTTGTAACCAATTACTATCGAAGTAACTATACCGCTAGCGATCGTCTTACCTGCGGCTAGAGCTACAAGTACACGGCGGGCACCAAGTATTGCACTTACTGTTGCCTGACCAGTAGACGACGCAATGATGGCTCTTCTTCGGGTAATGGTTGCCGCAACGCTAACGCTGCCTGCCGAAGCCGCGCTCAGTGCTCGCCTACGAGATACTGCCGCAATAGTCGCTGTAGATCCAACAGCGCTTACAGTCAGAACTCTGTACGCGCTGATTAGTCCAGTTGTGACACCTCTACCCGCAGCAGCACCCGTGAAGCCTAATGGTCTGATCGTAACCGTACCACTAGCGACTGAAACACCAGCAGATGCAGCTATCAGTACTCTTCTACGTCCTACAACTGCACTAGTTGTCGCAACACCAGCAGAAGTCGCTAAAAAGCCTGCTGGTCGTATCGAAACAACCGCGCTCGCGCTCGCAACACCAGCGGATACAGCTACTAGAACTCGTCTGCGGCTTGCAACTGCACTGGTCGTCGCTACACCAGCTGAGATAGCAGTAAGTGCGCGTCTCCGCCCAATCGTGACGCTAACGCTGGCAACACCACCACTCGCAGCCGTGAGAACACGCTTCCGCCCAATGACAACACTAACCGTCGCACTACCTGCTGTTGTTGCACTCAGCGCCCTAAGACGACCAATCGTAGCACTTGCTGTCGATAAACCAGCAGATGTGACAGTAAGTGCTCTGCGTCGCCCAATGGTTACTGCGACACTAGCAACACCAGCTACAGTGACGATGAAAGAGCGTTTACGACTGATCGCAACGGTTAGTGTGGTTGTACCTGCTGAGCTACCAGTCAGGTTTTTGTAAGTCGCTCCCGTGCCCTGAAGAACGAGTACCCAATCGCTCTTGCCATCAGCGTGTGTGCTTGTCGGGATAGCCCACGGCGATGACGCAGCACTGGTAGTACCCGTTGTTGGATCATACCAGTAGCCAGTGACTGTCCCCATTGCTCCAGTGTTGACCGTCCATGAGCGCGCACTACCACTCTGAAGCAGCCTGCTCGGGACGTAGATAATAGCAAGTGTCCCATCTGGAGTCTTCGCAGCTGTGGCGTAGTCATTCAGTAGTGGGTCCGTGTTTTCAGCTGTATTATGGGTTCCATAACCTGCTGTTAGTAGCGTATGGTTTGTATCTGGAACTAGCAGATGCCAATTCGAAAACGACGTTAGTAACCGAACAATGTACTCGTTCTCGGTAGCAGCAGTAGTGTCAAGATACGTGGTGTCCCAACCAGACGGAAAGTTCCAGACGTTGCCTTGTCCGAAGAATTGACCACATGCTCCCCAGGTGACTGGCCACCATGCAGTTCGTCGTAGCGTCTCGTCTGTGGTACTCCCTGCTCCCCACTCAGCGTGCCAATGCTCATCTTCATAGTTACCTTCACCGAAGAAGACTGGCTGCGGTGCTGTGGGACTAGTATCTAGATACGCCTTCTCAATCTGCCAATATGGCAACGTGTAGCTGTATGCAAGAATGACATCGTGCAGCGAATCCCAAGTATCTAGATCCCATGACGTAGAGTCTGAGAGATCAAGCCAGGTGGTGACTAGATGCGTGTCGCCAGTACTCTGAATACCAGCTAGAACCTGCTGATACTTTGCATCGTTCGGGTAATTCCCCAACCCGTCACCCCAGTCATTGCCAAATGACCAGATCAGATTAGTACGGGTCTTGTAACGATTCCCGATGAACTGCCCCAACGTGTAACATTGAGCATTCGACATCCCACCAATCACAGTAGCATAAGAGATATTGTCGACTGCGCTCGTCCACAACGTGAAGCCGTACTCAGCAGCTAGATCGAACATTGTATCGACCACACTCCAATAGCCCTCATTGGGGCCACTCAATGTGGTCATATTTGTGAACGGAGCCACTCCATCGCGATTTGCACCGTTCGAAGGACATGAGCTTGCAAGATTATTGTTAGCGAACAGATGAACCTGACTAGAATTGAAACCTCGTGCTGCCTGGTCAGCGAAGAAGGCCTCCATCTGCGTTACCGTCAGAGCAGTCGGCATCACTTGCGCTGAATTACCCTGAATGAAATACGACTGCCCAACCTGATCAAGCAGATAGCGACCATTCGCCGAAACAGACGTTGCGAATTTAGGCGGTGCCGTGAACACCGCAGTAGTTGTTGCTCGACCAGCAGACGAGGCTACCAGTATTCTTCGCGCTGAGAGTAGAGCCGTAACTGAAGTGACGCCAGCGCTAAGACCGCTCAGAATTCCTTGACGGCCGATCGTGGCAGAAGCAACTGCAACGCCAGCGGCACTACCCGTAAGATTTTTGTACGATGGACCAGCTGCCGAGGCCTTGACGACGATTGCTGCTTGTGCCGAGCCATAAGCTGCATTGCCGTCGTTGACATCCGACCACGCGACGCTAGTTGAGGTTGAACCAGTACGTTGACCCGCGTTCCACGCATGATAGGCTGTACCGCTGGCACCATCAGCATCCTCGGTCCAGGTGCCAAAGCTTGAGCTGAAAGTGGCACCCTTGGGCGGTGCCTGATCGTCGTCAGCGTGGTTGATCGCCAGCGTTATGTCGGCACTCGCAGGTGCAGCACTCAGAGTGACCGTGACTGGCCCGTTTCCAGCAGCGCCCGCGCCAGATACACATACGCTCCCGCCGAGTGGCGTGCTCGTGTCGAATCCGCTCACGCTGTACAACGCATACGAGTACGCGGCAAGCGGAGTAGCGGCGGCAGCGGAGCGCGTCCACGTGACGGTAAAGCTGCCTGGACTAGTGCCGCCAATCTGGGCGCTCCAGATGCCCGACACTGGTGTATACGAGGCTGCTGCTGTAATTGAGTTGCGCAGCGTCCAACTCGGGCCAGAGCCACTGGACACGACGGACGCACCAGACATGAACGTCGAGGAGGAGCCGTTCAGGTCTTCAAGAGCAGTCACCAGTAACACCAGCAGTCGATCCGCGCCTGGCGTCAACGAAGGAGTGGTGAATGCCGTAGCACCTGCGGCGTTGTTCCACCCAAGAGCACCACTGGCGAGCAGAGTCGCTGTCGCTCCACCGCCGCCAGGCGTTGTTTTACTAACTGCGCCACTGGCCGTAGCAACGCCAGTAGCACTAGCCGCCAGTGCGCGTCGCCCGCTAATCGTAACGCTGACCGTTGTAGCACTAGCCGCCGAGCCGACTAAATTCCGATACGTAGGCGCGATCCTGAGCAGTAGACCTACGCCGTATTTATTAGGGTTGCTGCTCGCCATCGTAGGCGAGAAGGCCGTAACCGTCGTGTTTGCGGCCAGGTCGACGATATTGTTGTGCCCAAGTATGCAGGCGTTATTGTTGAGGTAACTACCGCGACCATCAAAATTTGACCCCGTAGCCGGCGCCGTGGCTGGTGTACCAGAGTGGCCGTATGCCAGAATTTCATAGTCGCCTGATCGTGCGCCAGTTGTAGGAGCACCGGTCGGCACACTGGTGTCATTAGTGGTTGTGAACACACCGACTGGGTTTGTACCTACTGGATCTACTTCGAGAGTAACTC